AATTCATGGCAAATTGCACATTTCCGTTTGGCTGGTGATGATAGGCGTTTGCCTTATGGCACGAGTGTGTTAGAGAAGTCTAGACGTATCTGGAAACAACTTATCTTATCAGAGGATAGTATGTTGGTATATCGTGTAACTAGAGCCCCAGAAAGACGTGTATATAAAATCTATGTGGGTAACATTGATGATGCTGATGTTGAACAATACGTAAACACAATTGCTGATAGATTCAAACGTATGCCAATTACTGACCCACAAACTGGTCAAATGGATTTACGTTACAATCAATTATCAAACGACCAAGATTATTTTATACCAGTTCGTACAGAAAACGCACCTAACCCAATTGAAACACTTCCAGGGGCACAAAATCTTGACCAAATTGCTGATATTGAATATCTAAGAAGTAATCTATTTACATCTTTACGTGTACCAAAACCATTCTTAGGTTTTGATGAAGCATCTGGTGAAGGTAAGAACTTAGCAATGCAAGATATTCGTTTCTCTAGAACAATTAATAGAATCCAACAATCTATGTTACAAGAGTTGAATAAGATTGCTATTATACATTTATACATATTAGGGTTTGAAGAAGATTTAGATAACTTCACATTAACGCTTAACAACCCATCAACACAAGCTGAAATGCTTAAAGTTGAACACACACAACTTAAAGTCACACTTTACAAAGATGCTGTATCTGATGCTGGTAATGGTTTTGCACCTATGTCAATGACTCGTGCACACAGAGAAATCTTAGGGTGGTCTGATGATGAGATTAAACAAGATTTACTCGAACAACGTATGGAGAAAGCAGCTGCGGCTGAATTAGCTAACACTGGTGCTGTTATTAAACACACTGGTATGTTTGACATAGTTGATAGAATCTATGGTGATTACAAAGCTGCTTTAGAAGGTGGTGGTGCTGGTGGTGAAGGAGCTGAAGGTGGTGCTGAAGGCGGAGGCGGAGGCCTTGGTGGTTCATTCGGAGGCGGAGGTATGTCTGGTGAAGATTTAGACTTTGGTGGTGAAGAAGGTGGTGCTGAAGGTGAAGCTGAAGGTGGATTAGGTGGTGCTGAAGCTGAAGGTGGTGAAACTGCTGAAGCTGGTGCTGAAGCTGGTGCTGAAGCTGGTGCAGCTGAAGAATTTGGTGGTGAAGCTGTTGCGGAAACAATAAAAAAGACTGAGAAGTTATTAACTGAAAGAAAAGAAATACTTAAAAATAAATTAGACGAAAGAACTAAAAAATACCAAGGTAGATTTGTTACATTGTTAGAATCAATAAAACCAGAAGATAAAATTAAGGAGGAAAAGGTTAAAATTTATGATAAAAACGTAAAGGTTAATAACTCAATCAATAGTATGATTGACGATATTAATAAAATGTTAGATGAATAATCACTTTTTACCTTAAATAATGATATTTATAAATTAAACGGGAAGGATGAAAAACTTTGGTAAGATTAAGAACGTATTTAATGAATTAGTTTCGGAGGGTATAGCAACAAAAGATGTTGCATCTTTGGATTTATTCAAGAAATATGTTAAAACAGTAAAAGAAAATGAAATATTAAAAACTCAGTTTTTGGTTATCTCAAATATAGAAAATAAGATAGAATCTGACAGAGAGAGTGCAATTCAATATGTTAAAGAAAATATAAGTTTATTCTCTGAATTTGATAAAAAGAAAATAATTGAGGCTAATGAAAATTTATCTTCTTTCATCACATTGTGTGATAAAGGTGAATTATTGAAAGAGGATATGGAATATAACAATAAAACGTTACATGAAAACATAGCTGCACTTATCTTCACAAAGAGAAAACCAGAAACAATAGATGCTATAATAGAAGCTACTAATGGTATAGTTGATTATATATTAAACAACAAACCGAAAGAAATTATTGAGTCACATGGTTTACCAATCAGTATGATGACTTCAATACTAGTAGATAAATATAATGAGAGATATGTTGATTTAACTGAATCAGAAAGAAAAATACTTAAAGCTCTTATAGAATCTAACGATGATGAGAAAAAAGAAATGTACACATCTTTGGTTAGGGAGTGTATAGGTTTAATCAATGATAAATTAGTGGAGTCTGATTTGGAATCTAAAGATAAGTTATTACGTGTAAAAGATAAGCTTTTAAATGATACAAAGACTATTGATGAAGATTTCAATAAAAATATAACTAAATTGATTGAATTAAGAGGTAATTTACAAAATAATTAATATCTAAAAACTATCAGTTATGAAAGGAGTTCCAAGTGAAAATATACTAAAACTAAGAGAATTAAATCAAAAGTTAACTTCTGAGAAAGAACATCCAGATGAGTATAAGCAAATAGTAGATGAGTTGAAAGAAATTGTTGAGTTTGGTAAACAAGAAATAATTGACACAACAACATCTACAAAAAAAATTAAGTGTTACGAGAATATGTGTTCTAAAATTACAATGATATTAAACAAAATTAAAGTAAATTAATTATGTCTGAAGAAAAAAACACTTGGGGTGAGTACAGTAACTTGGTACTTAAAGAATTAGAACGTCTTAATGATAATTACGATAAGATGAGAACTGACATGGATACTAGATTCAATGAACTTAACCAAAAGTTAACTGAGTTTAAGAATGTTGAGGGTAAAGTAATAACCAATTCAGCGTGGATTGAAAGGGTTAATGATGTTTGGTCTCCATCACAAATGAAAGAGGCTAAAGATGAAATCTATAAACAAAAAACTAGATGGGCAGCTGCAATAGCTATTATCACTTTTTTACAGATAGCTATTGGTATTGGGTTGGCATTGTGGAAAAAATAGGTACTTGACTAATTGAAATTAAATGATTATACTTGTAATAAATACCAGGTATAAATTATGAAAACGGGAAAAGAAGTAAAAGTAGCAACATTTAAAAATTACAACGTAGTATATGGCAGCGTAAATAATAAACATTCAAAAGCAGTATATATTAGCATATCTGCATGGGCTGAACCTAAAGATGAATATGAAATTAATTACAATAGAGTAATTAGAGAATTCAACAAGAAAATTAAACAAAGTGTTTATAATCTATTGGACGAAGATATGAGTACTGAATTCATTAAAGATAGAACAATTGTCGATTTAGATATCAGAGAATCTGGAATCAAGTTTGGTAAAAGAAGTTTTACAAATTGTGAATTAACACTATCACTCAAAAATGAAATACCAGTTAACTCAGAACTAATGAGGCCAATGTTGGATGATATCACCAAAATGTTATTGGATGATGTCTTTAATAATAATAAGTCATTTAAATTCCATAGGAAAAAGAATTAATATTAAGAACCTCAACCATAAAGTTTGAGGTTTTTTGTTTTATACACATATTTATTGTTATAAACACTAGATATGGATACAGATATTAAATTAATAAAAAAGGGTCAAAGTGGTTTTGGGTTTTTAATCGAGCACGATGGATACATTAGCCCAGACGAACCAAGAAACCAACCTTTTATCAATGAAATTAAAAAAATTGATAGCGGTAGTAAGCTATCTATAGTTGAACCACTTATTGTATACGTTGTATTACAAAAGTATGGTATCCTAAATAGAAATGGGAGAATATACCCAGAATCAATCCTTAAAGAACAAGATAGAATTTACCAACAAGCAATAAGAGAACGTAGTGCTGTAGGTGAATTAGACCACCCAGAATCATCTGTAATCGCTGGTGATAGAATTTCCCATAACATTGTTGAAACGTGGTGGGAAGGTCACACACTTATGGGTAAGATGGAAATTCTAATGACTCCAGGTTTTATAAACTATGGTATCGTATCCACAAAAGGTGACGAAGTAGCAAACTTATTAAGAAATAGAATTAAAATTGGTGTTTCTTCACGTGGTGTTGGTTCATTGAAAGAGGGTAAAAATGGTGAACAAATTGTACAAGATGATTTTGAAATCATTTGTTGGGACGTTGTAACGGCACCAAGCACCCCAGGAGCGTGGATGTCTAGAAACCCAGAAGAGCTAAAACAATACGTTGAGAACACTAGTAAGAAGTCTCCAATAATAAAAGAAGACTTAAATAACGGATTAGATAAATTTTTGATTGATTAATAAATTTAACAATTTTTTAATTCAAAATTGGCTTTTCTTAAAATAACACATATTTATTATCAAATGAGGTGTATACCTTTAATAAATTTATTATAAAAA